CAAATTGTCGAAGTGGAGTTCGCACTCCCGCCATGATAGGTGTGGGAATGTTGACTTTGTGCTTTGAGATTGCGTCGTAGTAGCGTCGGACATATGAGAGCCTCGTATCCTTAGGGTATTCTTGGAAGACTGTCAATGCGATCATCATATACATGAATTGTGGAGACTCGTAGACTCCACCAGATGAGCGATCTTGAACCAAATACTTGTCAACTACTTGGCGTAGACCAGCATAAGTGAACAAGAAATCACGGTCATGATCAATCCAGGAGTTGACTTTTTCAATCTCCTCTAAAGAGTATTTACTAAAAATCTCATCATCATATACTTTCTTTGCCACACAGTTGACGATATGGTCCTTGAGAGATGGGAACTCCCACATCTTTCCATACAGTTGTTTGCGTAGAGAGAACAACAAAAGTCTTGCTGCAACAAATTGATAATTAGGATGCTCCAGATCAATTAGATCACTCGCAGATCTAATCAGAATCTCTTGAATTTCTTCAGTTGTGATGCCATCATAAAATTGGATACCAGAGTTGATCTCTACTTGTGATGCAGATATACCTGAGATATTTGTACATGCCTCTTCGACCATCTTATGAATCTTTTCAAGATTGAGATGCTCAATCCGTCCGTCTCGCTTTTTTACTTTGGTGCCGTTTGTCATACCCGTTTCCAGTAATTGAATTTGATTTGCGCTTCTAGTCCACTATACACATTAGATTCTACCAGACTTTGAACATCATGTCCAGATAGAACCATATCATTAATATCTTTTTCTTTGATGCCTGTTGGCCAAATGACTACCAAATCACCCTTGTCGATAGTGCGCCCAATACGTTGGACGATTTCACGGTTTCTTGGTTCGTTATCATAGACCCACACAGGATTGCTAACCCCCCAAGACCCAATATCACCGTCAGCTCCGCACATAGCAATCGAATTGCGAATGAACGTGCTGTCGAAAGGTCCTTCTGTAACATAGACTGGAGCATCTCTTCTGATTTTATCAAGTCCATAGATTTTTGGTGCATCATCATTAAGCATTATAGTAATGTATTTAATCGAGTTCTTTCCTCCATTCAGTGCTCTTCCCTGAATACCAATCAAGTTCTTTTTATAATACAATGGGATAATAATACGAGACTCATCCCTGTCAGTGTATTGAAATTGTCCTGGTTTTAATGTATTGACCCAAGACTTGAACTCTTTGGCATAAAAGAACTTAGAAGGATCGATACGCCTCTTCTCCAAATACTCTCTTGCCTCGTCTACTGTATCCGCTGCTGGTAATTTCTTGACTGGATCGGATGTAAACGTAGGTTTGGAGGAGGATGCAAGTGTCTCAATCTCTTTAGGTTTTTCAACTGGAAAGTTTTTTCCAGTAAACCCTTGTTTAAACTTCTCTAGAGTAAACTGCTTGTGCAGTTCAATATCTAGTTTCTTTAGGAAATTATTAAAGGACAAAGAAATGCCACAGTTGTGACACTTAAAGTTAGTATTTGCCTTTACAGCATACAAATAACCTCGTGCCTTGTTTTTATTTCTCTGCGAGTCCCCACAAATTGGACAGCGAAAGTTATATAGGTTTGCTTTTACTCGTTTAAATTTTGGTAGACGAGATGACAGCAGTCCAATATATTTGCTATCAATTTGGTCCATGCATCAGGGTTGCTACTGGTCTCAGTATAGCACCTGAATCGGATGTTAGCAAAGGTTTCAACAATCTTATTGTTCCTGGATTGGTTGAAACCATAAGAACTCCTAATGCAGCAAGTGCTGCCCAGAGTTTTCTCTCTAATATTTGTATTCTCTGACTTACATCTACGTGATCCCTATCCATCTTATCACGTAGTTTGTCAATCTTGTCAAATAAAACGGTATCTATCTCTTCCTGTTTGGTGATTCTCTCCTCGTGAACCGCCAACATTCTGCCAACATTACTGTTGACTTCGCTTAACTTTTCAATCGCAGCGTCTAACTTAGTGACGATTGATGAAAAGTCATCGATACGTTGCTCTAAAACTGCAACTTTAATCTCATTTTGATTTTCCATTGCCAAAGTAAGGGTTATATTTCATCGCCTTACGCATAGCAACTTTGTCTTGTCTCTTCTTTTTTCTTGACATCAAGTCGTCGATTGCCTTTCTTACAAACTTATTACGTCCATCAAGTTTAAATGTTGGATCGTAACCAGCAGTAGGACCAGCAGGATTTGACTGACCACCAAACCCACCAGAACCACCTGGAGGATTAGCAACCATACCCTCTTCGCTTACGCTAAACTCTTGATACATTGCACTACGGAATGCATCAATCACTTTATCAATCTTTTGCTTGTCCATTGTAGATTTTTTGCAATTCTGCTAAACAATCGATATCAACTTGAATATAATGTACGTCGGTCTTTGGATACTCTGGTAGTCTGTTTAAAAACAATACAAAGGTTTTTACCAAAGACCACATCTCTTTGTCTAACTTGTAAAACAGCATTGGTGTTGCTGCTTCACCAAACACATTGTATATAATAATAAAGTGATTTAATAAAAGGTGTGTTTTCAATTCTCCTGTCTTTAAGTATTTTCTCAAAAGTCTTTTGATATACTTAAAGTGATTCAAATCCCGATCAAAGTCATCCTTTGATACTGCTTGGGGATTATCATAGTTTTGAATTGCAAACAGGAGAAAGTTTTTGTCATTTAACTCACGAAAATTCATCACACCTTTTTATTATTTTAGTTTATGTATCACTGATTGTGAACAGGAGTTGGATAATCAATAGATCCAGTTGTGATTCCAGACATCGCAACTAAGATTTCCTTCTTAACTCTCAGGTTTCCGTGAGTGTCCATGTAGGTGGTAACACCAACCCAACCTTCTCCCTCAAGACGGTATGAGGAGGTTGCAACACCCATTGCATTATATGCACCAGTCGAGATACCATAGACCAGTTTGTCGTTTCCGCCGACATATCTCTTAAATGTTAAGACATCTCCTGTGGAGATTCCTGCAGAGATGGTTGAACCTAGAGAAATTGTAGTTGCACTGATGGTGCTAACCGCAATATCTGCAGCACCATTTGTCATGGTGTCACCAACAATAACGTCGAGAGATCCAACTACAACTGGAATGATATCAGTACCAACACCAGCGTTTGTTGTTGCTGTTCCTGTTACGCCCAAATTGGTCAGAGTTGGAGCAGCTTGTAGAGTCTCACTAAATGAACTATCAAGAATGGTGTACTTAGGAAGTTCACTTACAGTGAAGTCTGTAGATGCGATAGCGGCACCGCTGAGTCCTGCAGTTGAACCAATAGTAAGAACAGTCTCACTGGTGATACCAGTAATTACTGCATCACCAAAATATGTACCGCCGCCGCGAGTACCAAAACGAAGAACTTGTCCAACCTTTAAATCAGTTGCAAATGAAGTACCAGCTCCTACTACCTCACCTGTCGCATATGTTAACGATACTGTGCCAGTTGAGGTTACATTATCTGAATTGCCCCAGAGTGCCATGTTTCTTACCCTTGTAATAAATCTTGCTTCAAATATTTATAAAAACCTGAGACCCGCGTCATTCAGCGGCAGGTGCTTCTTCCTTTTCCTTAGGGAACAGTAAAGATTCGACTACATCAACCGCCTTGTCGTCCAACTCATTATCCGTGGTTGCCGCCAAAGTGCGAAGAACTTCAACCAAGTAACGACGAACTTCTTCCTTACCGATTAAATGTCCGATTGTGTTTTTTGCCAGTGGAAGTAATAATGCCCACATAGTTCGTACCAAAATCTACAAACTATATATGACCTCAGATGCCAATTTCATTCCACTTTTTATCATAACACCAACTTGGACCCCATGCCTTACATCTTTTTTCTCTTACAGACTTCCAATAAATTAGAAATCCAGTAAGTCTCCAAATCCAAGCACGAGCAGTATCTTGATTTACATACTTCTCTGGTTCAACTCTTTCTGGTCCGCCAGCTGGTGCTGCGATTGCTTTAATGCCCCTCATCCAATATACAGCATTTGCAATTCTCATAGAACGCTTCATGTGAAAATCATGAGTCACAACAAATACAGTATCCGCATTAAAGGTCTTTTTAACCTTGGGCAAAGTGGCAGTAAAGTTTGTTAAGGTATCCCATGCCTTTCTATCAATATAAACTCTATTAGGATCGATACCTCTATCCTGGTAATACTTTAGTACATCACCACCTTCACTAGAAACTAAGATGGGAGTGTTGGGATATTTAAGTGCCAACTCAATTGCTTTGTCAGCCCTGTTAATACCCCCACCCAAATGTAAAATAAGTCTTCTAGTCATTGGAATTCTCCTCAATCGTATCTCGAACCGATGTCTGGTTTAGGTGCTCTCTTTCTAGCAAGATTTGCTTTGATTTTATCAACAGGTGTTACACCTTGATAACCTTTTGCACCTTTTTCTTTTTTCTTACCCTGAGGTTGGATTGGTTTCTTTCTAGAAGACATCATGCCACCAGACTTTCTCAAATCCTTTTGCACATGACGCATCACTCTTGAATGAGTATCATCGCCACCTAGACTACCACCCTTCTCAGATGGCTTACCTGTTTGAGGATCCTTACCAGTCTCCTTTGCGTAACGTGTTCTTTCATCAAGAGATTCCTCACCAAGTTTTTTACCACCTCTTTCAGCGGTTAACTTAGCAGCGATTGCCATCTTTTGGCGTTCCTTCTTTGTCTTACCTTTAAACTGAGGAGCATCAGACTTATAAAAGTCCTTTACAACATCACCCATGTCTGCTTTCTTCAGATTGAGTTTTTCATCGACCTGCTCGGTCTCCTCCTTCATTCTTTCCTTTGCTCTTCTGGGTCCAACTCCCTTATAGAGACGAGATGCTTGACCAGACTTCTTAACAGCAGTCTCTTTATCACCAGCAAGTGATGCCTTACGACGCATCTCATCTGCTTTTTGTGAAGCAGTCAGAGCAAGATTTGCAGAGATCTCATCAATCTGCTCAACCTCTTCCATTCTGCTAGTAGGGAGTTTACCCTGCTTTTGCATTTGAACTCTCTGACGATCAAGCATTTGTTGCTTCTTCATCAGTCTCTCTTTAGTATTAAGAGCCTGTTTTCTTTGTGCCTCGCCTTGAGTTTTTGACATTTCAGCACGTCTCTGTTCTGCATCTCTATTGGAGTCTTGTGATGGACCCTGCTCACTAAACATTCTTCCAGCAATGTTGTCTGCAGTCTTAGAGAGTCTCTTACCAACTCTCTTAAGTCCTTTCTTAAGACCACTTCTTACTCTCTTGCCAGTCTCGCTGTTGTAAGCATCCTTAGTCTTATCTACAACCTTCTTAGGTGAGACGTTGTATGCCTTCTTAGCAAGAGTTCTGAGAGTTCCCATCTTCTCTTTTTTGACATTTGGACCAACACCTCTGGTTGCATCCTTGTCAGTTGAATCGTGACCAACAGTTACATTTTTGTTAGTCTTCTCATCTTTCTTTTTAGGAATCTTTGTATCATGTCCAGTAGATACTGTTGCCTCATCTAGCAGTTCAGACTCAATTGCGAGAGTTCTTACAATCTCCTTACGGACTTCTAGTAGGTCAAGACCCTCCTCAAGACACTCATCGTAAAACTCATGTAGAACTGACTCAAGGAGTTCATCGGTCATATGATAGTAATCAACCTCAAGAATGCCAGAGAAAATGCCTGCATCCTCTTGAGACTCAATAATGATACCACCAAGTGCTTCAATCTCTTCCTTTACAACTGGATTGACGCGGATGACATTATTAATATCCTTCTTTTCTTTGATGCGTTTATTATCATCATCTAAATCTTCTTCTTTTTCTTTTTTTGTAACTTCAATCAGAGATTCTCTCCAGGAGTAAAACTTGTTCTCCTTTGCCATTGCCTTACCAATTGCCTTACGGCGATTCATCAGATACTTATCAGACTTGTCAACATCACCGTCATTATCAACGTCACTATCTTCTTTGCCAACTGGATCAAGTTTACCAGAGGGTTTAGACGCTCCACCACTCTTCGACATCTCTACAGATGAAATGGTTGGATCAGCACGGAGTGCAGAGATTTGAGTTCTGGTCTTCTTTTCGTACTTAGTCTTACCTTCCTTGTCGGTAATACGGACACTATATCTTTCCTCTTCTTCAGATACTACGCTCTCAGAGAGACCAAGTTTTTCCTTAACGGCATTCTTCTCCTCACCAGACATTTGACTACCGCCAATGTACTGAGCATATGCCTGTGGGAGTTCTAGATTCTTCTCTTTTGCTCTATAACGAATGTCATAGACTGCTTGACGGATACGCTTAGTGGATGACTCTTCATCAGTTCCACCACGCTTTTGCTCACCACCTTTCTCTGCAGGTTTTCCAATCTGAGGTTTCAATACCTCCTTCATGTAAACTTTGGAGATATCGTTAAGAGGATTCATTGACATTGTTATAAGGGTTTAGACGCTCTTTTTCTTATACTTATTTATGAATCTGAGGATATCGAAGGATTCCTTGTATCCTGGACCCTTATAAGGTTTGCCTCCTGGTTGCAAATTAGTCTCATCACCCTTCTCAAATCCTGGTGTAATACTTGCGGCAAACTTAAAGTATCCATCAGTTCCAACGAGAGTATTTGGTTTACCCTTTACTCTTTCTTTCTTCTTCATCTTAACTTCAGTATACTCATGAATGTCCTTAATCCAGGACTTAAACATGATGTTATCTTCGGTCACACAGATGAGGTAGTTTGCACCACGACGAATGACTCTGCCCACAAGACCAGTGTTTAGATTTTCAACTAACTGACCAATGTCAAATAACTTTTTGTTGACATAGTTCTCACGCAAATTCTTCCAGTCAAACTTAGGTGCAATCTCCCACAGGTTCCATCCCTCCTCAACATTCATTCTCTTACGAAGACTATTCATCATCTTCTTAGCAGTCTTGTCATCAATGGTATCTGGTATACCAGATCTGAATGTCTCAAAATCATTAGATGCTGCTGCCTTTCTCATCTTGGATGCAGACATTCCCTCAACACCTTCAGCATCAGGGTCTCTGTCGCCAGCAGAAATAGTCTCAACTCCAGAGAAATCATAGAGTTGTCCGTTATATTTGTCAGACATTTTACCAAACTCTTGAACTCTATCGCCACCAACAACGATTTTTACGTTAGAGTATCCATCAGCATGTGCTTGCTTGAGGACATCAAAGATGTTTCTTGAGTTGGGATCATTAACAATACTGTCGGCATGGTCAGGATACATCTGACGCATTAACTCAGTCTTTTCATCGGGATCAAGAGGATTCTTTTTAGGATCCTGCGACCTTGATGGATAGATTCTGAGTGCTCCTTTACCTGCTGCTTTTTTTGCAGCATCTAATAATTTTTGGTGACCAATTGTTGGCGGATTAAATCTACCAAAAGTCACAGTCAGAGTTCCTAGATCATCTTTAGGAGTTCCATCTGCTCTTGTGGGTGCTGCCATTCTACGGGGAGTACCATCAGCAAATGTACCAAACTCTCCCTCTACTGCTGGTTCTTCAGATGCTGCAGCGTCTTGTTGAGTCTCTGTTGGAGGATTGCTTTGAGTTGCAACTGGTTGTTGATTTGCTTGAGTTCTTACTTGTTTTGGATCCTGTTGACCAACTTTTTGGTTCTGATTAAAAAACTTTAGTTTGCCATTAACAGTTTTTGCAACAAACTCACCATTCTTATCCAACCAACCGCCATGTCCATCACTGGTATATCCTAAACGCTGAGCTTGCAGCACTGCTTGCGACTGCGATGCTTCGTTTAAAAAACTGAGTAAGGATTTCATTATATTAATAGACTTTATTTTTATTTAGTTACCTCTACACCCTTGTATCCAGCAGGGGTTTTGTCCCAGTCTTTGGTTGCGGTGAAATTTGCTCTGGAGAATTCAAGACGATCAACCAGTTTGAGTGCCTGACCAGACCGAATCGCAACGAACCCCTCTGGCGCAGTAACTTTATACCCATCCTCCGTGCGAAGGAACGTTCCCAACGTTTTAACCTTCTCCAATTTCCTAATGACCAGTTCTTTAGCTGCCTGGAGATTAGCATACGACGCAATGGTGAAGTAAATAGACCTTTTATTTGTCTCAATAAACTTGAGACCTTCTTTTTGGATTTTGACATACTTGTCTTTTGCAGCGACTGTCTTTTTCGAGTCAATCTCTTTCTGCAGAAGAGTATCGTAGTAAACTGAAAATTCTTGTATTACACGGTTTACATTGGGGATACTCTTACCCTGCCGAATGTATGTGTTAAAAAATTGCTTAAAGAGTGTTGAGAGGAGGAACTTTCCCTGTCCTGTCTCTCCCAAAATATTTAGGAATTTTGATGCTTGCTTTAAGGATCCCTCTGCTTTATTTACAGCAGCAGTGTATTTTTGAAGTTCCGCAGTTGTGAAAACCGCCTGCCCACTTGCGTCCGAGAATGTAGCAGTTGCTGCATAAACATCGGGCACATTGTTAAAATTTGTAATATCTACACCAAAACTGGCATTCATATCTGCCGTTGTTGCACCAGTATACTCAGTGTGAAACACAATTCCAATCTTTGCCCTATTGATTTTCTTACCAAGATTGGAGTTCTCGGGAACAGCATACACAATGGTATTTGGTTGGAAAGTAATCATTCTCTCTCCACCAATTGTTGCTCTCTTTTTATCATCAGTAAACAAGAGATCTCCCTGCAGTACACCCTTGATACCAAGTTTGGGGAGATATTCTAATGCTGCTTTAAGTTTTTCTGCCAACTGACCAGAGTAGTTCTCATCAATCTGCTTGGCAGTATACATTTTTTTAGGATTAGTCTTTGCAAATACAGACTTTGTTCCTACAAAAAACTGATCCCACTCAGGGTCCACTCCACAAATAATAGCAGGCGCACCATCCCACTTAGTTGTCACACGAATAGATGATGATGGTTCGGTAAGCATCTTACCAAGTTCCCTAAGGAAATTGATTGCATTGATTCCACCCTGAGTCCCGTTGTTCAGGATATCATCTTCGAGGTGTTCGAGGTGTGTGTTTTTTGCCATGATCTTATTATAGGGCAGAGTGGGGCAGAGTCGGGGGCAGAGTGGACAGTCTCTAAAGTGTCAGTATAGTTTTCCAAATGGACCAAACTTGTTTCCTTTTTTGATTGCAAGGAATACAATATCTGTCCAGAGTTCCTGTTGCTTCTTTTTTGGTTTGACCTTATATATTGCATCTAAGAATGCAAGTTGCATTAACTTGGAGTTAGCAACGTGAGGTCTCTCAAAGAATGTTGCCTTAATATTTTTATTAAACTCTTCGACAGTTGATATCTCAGTATCGGCGTACTTATTTACTCTCTCAAACATATCAGAGTATAATTTTTCTTTTTTATTATATTCATCCAGGTCCTTGGGATAGTTACCATTGGACTTATCAAAGGTTGATCCGTTGTCTTTTAGTAGTTGAACCACTTGATCAACCTGTGCTTTACCGCCACGAGCAGCACCAGCACCAATCTGAGTTGCCTCCCATTTTAAATTACTGAATCCAGTAGAATTGTTACCTTTGATTTGGAACTTGTATCCCTTGCCATTAGACTTAGTAAGTTTAACTACCGTGTCTTGAGACATCTTTGCATCCAGTCTAATCTTTGATTCAACATTGGGGAAGTTATACTCGTCAACCTCATCCAAGGTAAGTTCTTTTACATTAAACTCTTCCCACTTTGCTTGTTTACCAGACACCTTTTTGAGAGACACGCCAACAAGTTTTCTCTCTGCATACAATGAACGCATTACCGCATTCAATTCTTCAATGGTTTGACTACCTTTGCTACCAGCAACAGTTTTATCAATAACATCGGTAATCTGTTTGACTGAGGATTTAATCAACCACATATCAGCAGGATCCCAGTTATCCTTCTTACTAATACCAAACTTTTGCACAATCACATTTGTGATGTAATCCATAAATGATCCACTACCACTGTGGTCAAATACATTCCACTGAGAATTTGAGAACTCTTTAAACATCCTATCATGCTGTTTCCAGAATACCTCCATCCACTCATACTCAACTGATGGATATACTTCTTTAATGCCCCTCATGGTTTCCTCATCTTCAAGCATTGCCTGAGGAGATGGCCAAGTTATATTATCTTTCAACACTCTCTCAAAAACATAAGTTGATGCCTTCTCTTGCATCAAGGTTGTCTTTGCATCCGCTGCTTTCCCTTTGACTGGCTTATATCTAAACAATGCTGCCTTTACTTTTCCAGTTCCCTGCAAAGCAATTAAAGTCGATGGAAATGATGATCCAGACATTACTTTAGACACGTAAGATATACCCTTTTCATCAAGCATCTCATGAATTGATGCTGAAGTAGTGATACGATCTTTTGAACTTACAACGTATACCTTACGAGTGCTCGTAGATTTATCTTCTACTTTTAGTTCTTTATCAGACTTTACTTGCTCTAAAATCTCAACAAAGTCTCCGATGTTGGTTGCTGACATCAGTATAAACAGTATTTTTTGTATTTATGGAGAATAGCGGACTCGAACCGCTGACATCCTGCTTGCAAAGCAGGCGCTCTACCAACTGAGCTAATTCCCCTCAAGATAGTCCTTCTCTGTTTGATACGGGACTATTTCACCAGTGTAAATTTTCCATCCTTCTTGAATGTCTGGAATCAACCACTGGTCAACTCTGTAACAGTACTTCCAATTGACTGGTTGAATGCAGTTCATTACTACAACAGTCCAGAATGCTGTTACATAGTTGATTATAGTTAACATCTCAATCTTTGTCAAGAGGTTTTTTATTAAACCCAAAAGGAGTATTTGCCTCTGCTTCCTCAAGTCTCATCTTATGAGCAAGACTGCAGACAGATTCCATGACTTTAAGTGTATCTTCGGTCTTAGAACCTTCTGGCATGTTTCTATGTATAATATCAAACAGAGGGAAGAATCTATCTGCCGCTGCGTGTACTTCTTCAGGTGTTAGTGGATCCTTGTTCATCTTTAAGTTTCTCTTCAATTTGAATATCAAGTTGTTCTATTGCATTACGGATATCAGTAATACGTGGTGGAACACATGTTGGATCATAAGTGTATCTCTCTTGTTCTTTAAAGAGAACATGCCTGATCACTACAGCATTTTTTAGTTCAAGTTCAAGTTTAATCACAGGTCTCCCTCTTTACGGTTTTCTGAGTAATGAACATCAAAGTTGCCACCAGGATAACGAGACTTCAGTTTGTCAACATTCATCTCAATGATTTCATCAATGGTAGTATCAAGACCCATACATGCTTGAGCAACATACCACATGATATCACCTAGTTCACGCTTGAGGTGGAAGAGGTTTTCTTCATTGACAGGTTTGCCTTGAAAGATAATCTTTTTGACAACCTCAGTAAACTCACCTGCCTCTGCAGACATACCTACAGCAGCAGTAAGCAGTCGCTCGGAAGGAAATCCCTGACCCTCAAGTTCTTGAATACGATAAACGAATGCTTCGTGGTCTTGACTCGGTTGGGACGTGACGGCATTTACAAATTCCAAATATGCTTTAGTGTTTACAGTCATTTCAAATCAACAGGTTGTAGTTCGGATTCAGGTAGAATCTGTTGCATTGGAAGTTCAAGATCTGGTGCAACAGAAATATGTGGGACATCCACTGTCTGTGGTGGATGCGGGAGATAAATTTTTTCCCATTTAGATCCTGGATACATTTCTAAAATTGTTTCCAGGTCTCTCTGAGTCCCACAATGAACTTTTTTCAATCCATTGGGGTGGTTTTCAAATCGCACCTCAAAGTAATGAGGTACATCAGATTTAACGATAGCAGGGTCTTGTTTTTTTAGTTTCATTAAAAGTTAATCGATGCAAACTTATTCTTCAGGTTTGATGGTTCCTCATCATTATTATATGAGGGAGCACCCATATTGTCAATCATATCTTCCTGTGCAGTTTGCTCACAATCGTACAGTCTCATCTTTGCACGATCAATACCAACAATAAATCTCTTATTGATAGTCGGGTCGTTATATCTATTCTTTAACTGCTTCACCATAAGTTGTCCCAACTGTTCCAACTCCTCAGTAGAGATGAGGGCAAACATAAGATCAGCAGTAGCAGGGAGACCAAAGGACTCAGAAGTGTCA